TGATCCTTTTTCTTCAAAGTCAACAATGTCCTGAATGAATGCATAATAGTGAGAAGGTATTGTGATATTAAACTCTGGAAGATTTAAATACTCATACAAATTCTCTTTAATCTCTTGATCATTTCTGGGATTGTCATTAAATGTTGCAGCGCCTATTGCTCTTAGTGCCTGTAGTGCACGACTGTTTACTCCGTTGCCCTTGGTAAATGTAAATTCTTCAAGTTCTTTATACGAATTGAATGGTCGTGCTGATATGTATCGCTCACCAATCTTGTCAGATATGAACTTGATAGCACTGAGTCCAAACCGAATGCCTTTACCCTCAATTTTAAAATCAATATCCGAATCGTTAATGTGAGGTAACTTAACGCTAATGCCCATTCTTTTTGCTTCAATAAGATATTCAGTTCTCGCATCTTTGTCCTTTTCATTCTTTAGCACTGAGTACATAAACTCAAGTGGGTAATAATACTTTAGCCATGCTGTCCAATAAGACAGAGTTGAGTATGCTACTGCGTGAGACTTGTTAAACGAGTACCCTGCGTGAGCCTCAAAGTCATGCCATAGATCACGAGCAGCGTTGGGAGCAATAAACTTTGATGCACCTTCTACAAACTTTTCTTTAAACTGATCAAATTCTTTAGCATCCTTCTTCTTTCCAATGATCTTTCTAACTTTATCTGCTTCCGACATGGACATACCGCCAAGGTGTACGCATGCTTGCATAACTTGCTCCTGGTAAAGAATACAGCCATAGGTGTCCTCCGTAAATTGTTTTAATACTTGGTGCGTATAAGAAATGTTTTGACGACCATGCTTGCGATCAACATAGTCCTTTCCGATAGTGTTCATTGCACCTGGACGAACAAGAGCATTTGATGCTGCAAGTTCGTTTAGATTCTTGACACCCATCTTAACAAGAAGGTTTGTGTACGGTGCTGCTTCACACTGGAATACACCCTTTGTATATCCATCAGATAGCATCTGATAAACATTAGCATCATCCATTTTAATTTTAAGAAGGTCAATCTTCTTTCCATCTCGTTCTTTAATAATATCGATTGTATTTTTCAGAACAGATAAAGTTTTAAGACCCAACGCATCAATCTTAATCAAGCCAATTCTTTCAGCCTCTTCCATGTCAACACCCACAACAGGAATTCTTTCATCAGACCCAGTAGAAGATCTTGTTTCAAGTGGTGCGTACCTAAAGATTGGTTCTTTTGCAGTTACAACACCTGCAGCATGGATTCCTGTACCACGAATTCGACCACGTAGTTGCTCTCCATAAATCTCCACCTCTGGATACTTTTCACGGAACTCGTATGTTGATTTAGATGTACAGAAGTCATCCCATGTGTCTACAGTTTTCAATACTTTATTCACGTCCGATAGCGGAATGTTTAATACTCGTGCAACGTCTCTCACAATTCCCTTACCTGTAAACTCAAGGAAGGTGGCAATAGATGCAACATGTCGATACTGTCTAACAAGATAATCTTTAACTTCTTCACGACGAGTATCCTGAATATCTGTATCAATATCTGGAAAGTCATTACGCTCAGGATTAATAAAGCGGAAAAAGAGAAGGTTGTGCTCAATAGGATCAATATCTGTAATCTTTAGTGCATAACAAACCAGAGAGCCAGCAGACGAACCACGACCTGGACCAACCAGAATCTCTTCTTTCTTGGCCCAGTTGATCATGTTACTCACAACAAGGAAGTATGGAGCAAACTTTTTATCCTTAATAATCTGTAACTCTTCTTCAAGTCTATCTAGATATTCTTGGTTTTCTGACAAACCTCGTTCTGCCAAACCTTCTAATGCTACCTTTGCAAGTTCTTTGTCAGGGCTTTTGTATTGTACTGGTAGAAGGTTTAGACCTTCTTGAATTCCATAGTCTCCTACTGTGTCTGCTAATAGGAGTGTGTTTGAGTATATGTCTGGTCGGTCAATACCCTGCGATTCCATGGCTGCTTTCATCTCTTCATATGATAGAAGGTGGATATCAAACTTATTAAATGTAATCTGACGGTCTTCGCCATAAAGATAGTCAAGGCGTTCCATCATGCTGCCCTTTTTCTTTGACTTTTCATATGTTGCATCTTTTACGAACTTGCCGTGTGTGTTCATGAGCAACTTAAACTCTTGAACTTCCTTTTGTGATGGATCGACATGGTGGCAGTCTGGTGTCACAATAACCTTAATACCAAACTCATCTGCAAGTTCTATTAAATACTTATTGATGTGTGCTTCGTTATGGGGCATAACCTCAATGTAGTAGTCGTCAGCAAAGCGCTCTTTGAACCAAGAGATATATTTCTTTGCGAGAGCAAACTCTTCTTCCTCAAGTGCTTTAACTAAAACGCTACTTGGGCAAGCAGAAGAAACAATGATTCCTTCTTTATACTTTTCCAATATACTAAAATCAAATCTTGGCTTCTTAAAGAAACCATCTGTCCAAGACAGTTCGCTAATTTTATTAAGGTTTTCTAAACCAATTTGATTCTTGGCTAGAAGGATAATGTGGTTATAGACAAGATCTTGTTGACCTTCTCTTTCAGACTTATCTCGTGTATCAGATATGTCTGCACACATGTATCCCTCTAGCCCAAGAATTGGCTTAATGCCCTTTGCTTTTGCAATACGGTGCAGTTCCCTATGCCCAGATAAAGTACCGTGGTCAGTGATGGCAATTGCTGGCATCCCTAACTCAACTGCACGGTCAACGTATTCTTCTGGAGTAGCAATCCCATCAAACAAACTAAAATGGGTGTGGACATGTAAGCCTACGTAGTTCATATTACCAATCAGCGTTTGTTGCTGAGGTGGTAGATGGGCCATCAAAGCCCAAGTAGAACGCTTCTTGTTCTGCGTATGGAATCTTCTTTAGTGCTGACTCCAAAGGATAAGGCTCGATATCTTTCCAATCGAATGGTTCCTTATCTGGTGCTGATGGAATAAGTGTGTAATTGGTTTCAGTTCCCTGACCATTACGCTTTAACTTCCACATTACGTTTGAGATGCTTCCTGTTTCAAGGGCATACTCACGAATTGTATTAAATGATGATTGCTTGCTGATACCCATTGACCAGATTGCAACATACGGTGCTTCAATTCCATCGTCAACTAGAACGTTGCAATAGAAGCGAAGACGGCCACGCCATCCTGCCTTTGGATCCTTACGGTGCATTTCTTCTGCCCAGTCACGGCCTTCTGACTCCATTGTATCTACAGCCTTACGCTTGTAGTCCTTTGGATTTACGTGTTCCTTAACAACAAGTGCTAGTCCACGCTTTTCGTTATAGTTTGCAGAATCCTCATCTAGTTCTTCAATGAATCGGATCTTTACTGATTGCCCATCGGCAAGTTTTAGCCACTTAACCTTTGGTCCTTCGTTTTCGTACTTTGGTCTGTCGAGCAGGGCGTTGATGTTCTTGATTCCCTTTACAATGCTCATATTTTTCTCCTTTGTGTGTTTGTATTAGTTTAGCATAGACTCTATGGTTTTGTCAAACGAAGAACTTAAAGACTTAATTTCTTCATCTGGCATATCGCCTATGTCTTTATATTTTGTATTTAGTTGTATAACAGATACACGAGATCCAAGTTTTTCAATTATCCTGTCTTTCATGTTTCCTCCTGCCTCATCATTATCTGCAATAACAAGAATGTTATTGAAATACTTTTGAAGCAATTCTATTTGTGAACTTGATACATTTGCCCCTAGGGTTGCAACGGCTGGTAGACCTACCTGGTCAAGCCTAATTGCATCAAATGATGATTCCACTACATACACTCTATCAGATTTCTTAACTCTGTGCAAGTTAAAAAGTGTCTTGCTCTTTGGAAGACCTGGAGTATTTTTAAAATCTTTTCCTTCAATAGACCTACCAACAAACCCAATTGCAATTCCATCTGGACTATGTACTGGAACTGTGACCATGTCCTGCTTATCTGAATAACCTAAAGAAAACTTTGACCAAGATTCAATCTCAATATGCCTTGATATAAAATAATTTTTTGGTCTATCTAGTGATACTAGATTGTTATAAAGCCTTTTTAGTATATCTACATCAAACTGTTTAAACTCTTTTTCTACCACAAGGCTTTTATTAATATCATCAACAAGATTGCTTAACTTTTCTTTTGACTTGATGTATCTGGCTCCTTCAAAATAAGTTCTGCCAGAAGTGTGCATAATTAACTCTATAAGGTCTGCTGTCTTTTGGCAAGAGAAACAAAAGAACAAACCGTTTAACTTGTGTACTTCTCCTGCTGGGGTTCTGTGATTATTGTGGAAGGGGCAAAAAATTATATAATTATCTGACAAGTCAGACTCAATGTCTATACCCGATCCTGTAAGGACTCTTCGGACTTGGTCTGCGGTATAAAGATTGGATTGGTTCCGTCTATACCTGCTATCCATTCGCTTTTCCTCTTCCCTGCGTAAACTGCCTGTATCGATAATTCAAATTCGTAAAAGTTCTTGTTACTATTATATCTTATTGTGAAGTCTGGGTCAAGGTCAATCCTTGGCACATACCCGCTTAGTTTCATTTCTGAGACTAACAATCTTATGTATTCTATTTTGAGTCTGCCTATCATGGAATCATCGTGAATGATCCCATCAAGATAAAACCTTTTTATGGGCTTATGATGGTAGAACGTTGGTGGCAGGTTCTCTCTTTTTTCTGACATATCATATTATAACTACTTATCTTCAAAGTCTTTGTACCTATAGTATCCCTTGTCAAAATCGCACTGAACTAGGAAGTCTCCCATAAATCCATTACGGTTCTTTCTAAAGGCACACTCAATGATATCGCTATTGGTTCCACGCCCTAGAGCAAGTACCCAGTCAGCATCGTAGGCAATCTGTCTAGACCATGCTGTTTGACCCAGCGTAGGTACCGTAGAGAGGTCGTTAACGTCATCTGGTGTTGCAGATGATATAGCAATAATAGGAACTTCTTCACCAATAGCCATTAGTTTAAGTTCTCTTGAAAGGTTCTTCATTCGTACCGTTTCATTATCTGACTTCTGATTAGGAGCCATCAACTGAAGGTAGTCAACGATTACAAAGTCTGGCCTATACTGATCAATTTTTCCACGAAGAACAGAAGGGTTGATCTCTCCACCTTGATCGTTTGATATGATATGAAATTCTGGCTTTCCTGCAAGATTCTTTGCATGCCATTCCTTTAGCATGTCAATTTCAATCTCGCCATTGCTAATCTTTCTATGTGACCAGCGACCTTCACCCATAATAGTAAATACACGGTTTCTTACTTCTGTCTCTGACATCTCAAGGGATATCACAAGGGGTGTCTTACCCTGCTTCCAGGCCTGCACAGCAAAGTACAGGGCTAACCAAGACTTTCCTATACCTGGGTATGCCAAGAAGACTCCTAACTGCCCTGGCATAATTCCAGATGGCAAGTAGTTATCAAATCCTGGCAAGCCAGTCTTGATGCCAATATGTCCTAGGGCTTGTTGCTTCTTTACATTTTCAAAGTAAGCAACTGCAGACTCTAGGTCTGTGACATCAATATCACGAATAGCAGCGGTGTTCTTTTTTAACTCTGAGGTCTTTGTAATAAGATCGTTTAGGGCAATACTGCCTTGATTATTTTGTACATTTGTTGCTGCGGATCTAAGAATATCTTTTAGACTATCATTTAAATATTCTCCTTGAAGTTCTTCAAGATGATGCTTTGTTGCTCCAACCCCTGCTATTGGTTCAAAGTCTCTAAACTTTTCTGTAACTAATTCTTGTGGTGGCAAAGAAGCGTTTGCTTCAAAGTATAAACGAACAAACTCCCAGATATCTCCGTGGGTTCTTAGAAGATTATCAACATTGGCTTGAAGAAGAACATGCATCTGCTTATCTTTAAGGACTGCCGTAATTAGTTTTGACTCTGTATTATTCACTTAGCCACTCCTTTGCCATTCGTCTACGCTCTTCCCTTTCTGAATTATCTTTTGCTTTGTCTCTTTGTGCCTGTAGTATTTTTTCTGCATTATATGCAAAGTAGTTCCATGAAGGATTCTCTGCAACATTAAAGTAATACTCAAGTATATCGTAACATCCTGGTAGCGTATATGATTCAACAAGAGCATCTGATGCCCACTGTTCTACATTTAGATTTAAGGATGGCTTTGATTCGTACCTTGCGGTATGATACTTGCTGTATCTTGAAAGCAAAGCCATTCGGTCTTTGCGTTCTGCCATTATCCTTCAGCAGCCTCCGATTGGGCTTCTAAAATCTTTGCAGTTAGTTTGTCTTCAACAAACTTGTAAACACGCTCAAAAGATTGATCGACTGTCTCACCATTGCGTGAACTATCAACAACGCCAAGATCAAGTCTTAGTGATTGGAAATTTCCTAGATTTAATGTGTATCCAAGTGTTACAGATACCTTTGTTGGCTCATTTGTTACTACATAATTGCTGTCTGACATTTTATACCCTTCGTTAAATAGACTCATTCCAGATTGGAATAAATCGCCCATCTTCTGTTCTCCTATATGTAAGTATACCATCGCCCATTCTTCGTGTCAACTCTTGTTTACTAGGCGTAATATCATTAGTAATTAACTTATCTTTTCTTGGTCTGCCAATATGATATGAAGCAAGTATATCACGGATCTCTTTTACTTGTGATTCTGAGTAATATGATCTTACCTGAAATCCTCTGGCCCCACCCTTTTGAGATCCCGTTGGAAAAGGTATAATACCTTTCTTCATTAAGGTTGGCATATATTTTTTATGACGATTAACTAAATCAGCAGTCTGACCAACAGTGTATGCTCGCTCTCTTTTATTTTTAAAATCACTAATTAAACAACTTTCAATCTGATCTTTAGTAATATTATAGACAGACATTATTCCATTAGAATGATTGTAGTGATGTATCCTAACAAGGTCCCCATTAAGAAACCAAACCTTTTTGTTACCTGGTATTACAGGTGACTCATTGTATTTTTCGCTCTCGATTGTTCCCTTTTTAGTAACCATCGTCCCTCCAAGGTGTGGCTAGGTGGATGAAAGAATACTCTAAATCCACAACTCATACAATAAACTTCTAAATGATTAATCTCAGTATATTGTCTATCTATAAACATTCTGCCTTTGCATTTTTTACATGACATCATTAGTTGGGGATTCCAACTACTATTAGGTTAAGACCAACGCTTGTGTCTCCTCCAGTATTAAACTTAACTGTTCCCTCTACTCTAGAAGTTGATACACTATTTATAGTTACCGTTACATCTTTTCCAGCATCAGTGTTTCCTACGTTAATCGGGGTTACTGTTACTATGGGAGCAAACTTAAAGTCTGTTGAAAAGTCATAGGAGAATGTTTTGGACGATCCTGCGATCTGGGTGGTACTTGTTGTTACCTGAACGTACCCACCGATTATACGAGCCTCTGATGACTTTACGCTCTGCTTACCTGATGTCGGTGTGTCTACTGTAACATACTTGTAAACTGAGGTTGATATCTGAGATGAAAGATCATTAATAGCCTTAACAATCTGATATATATAGGTTACGTCTAGAGGTTGTCCTCTTTCTGGCACAGGTAATATTGACATACTCTAATTATACCAGAGACCCTGTAACTGCGTTCCTGGTTCCTGAGTCAAAGATTTTGATAGTTTTACCTGGTGTTGGAGTTCCTGATATAACCTGTGGTTTTGTTGATGCTAATTGTACCAACACTCTAATTGTCTGAGGAGTTCCAGTTTTTAAAAATGAAATACTTGTTCCAGTTGGTGTTCCAATATGTGTCATTGTGGGGCTAGAATCATATTGAACAAAAACATCATACTTTGTTTGGTCTGCTGGATTTGACCCATTAGACCAGTTTACCAATACTAAGTTTCCAACTATAGTTATATCTCCTGGCAAAACCTGAACGAACTGTCCATTAATCATAAAAATCTGTGACCATGCAGACTTTCTATTCTTGTCTTCTGCTACTAGCCTAAACCTTATAACTCTTCCATTTTCTGAAGAAACTTTTCCTAAAAGTTCTTTTTTAACTATAACATTTTTGATTCCTGCATCTGCCACTATAGCACATCCAAACCGAATCTAAATTCAATATAGTTTGTCGTATTCGCTGACTTAATGATTGTTTTTGCATTTGGAGTTCTCATAACAGAGTATCCTGTTAGCCCATAAACAGAATTTGTTGATGTAACATTCTCAAGTCTAAATCCATCTAGACAAACATAAAAGTCTGATGTTGGAGTATTGTTTCCATCTTTCATAACAGAAACATAAATTCTAGCAGTATTTATTTCTGCCCAAGAAAAGTCTGCACTTTTCTGTAGTTCCTGAAGTTGCTTTGATACAACCAGGTATCTGTTTGTTGAAAAGTTATTGTCTGCACTAGTAACGACTGCTTCAAAAAGTG